ACCATCCTGCTGAACCTGTCTCAGCACGTAGGTCGTGGGATACCTCTGGGTGTAATCCAGCCCAGTATAGTGAACCCTTGCGACCATTAGCCTTGTTAGCACGTAACTTAGCAACAGCCTTACGAAGGTTAGCAGAACTTAGAGTATCAGCAGCAACGATTTCATTTGTTGCTGTAGCGTCTCCACTGTAGATTACGTTTGAACCGCCACGCAATGTTGTCATTGCTACGGAGTCAATAGAATCTGCTAGGTTGTAAGCGATAATGTTTGCGATTGCAGGGTCAACATCTGCAAGAGAGAATAACTCTAATGCACGTGTTACCAACACTGAGTTACCGTACTCGTTAAGAGTAATGGTTACTGATGTTGGTGTTGACATCGCTACTGCATCTGGGTCAGTTGTTTCTGTCAGAGCGGTAGTTGCAGCGGCTAGGTCAACATAGCGTTGTAGAACAACTGTTGAACCTGGAATTGCTTGGCGTGCTGGACGCTTGTCTGCGACTGAACGAATTAGTGGTTCAGAACGGAGAGCAAACTCAAGAAGACGGTCATACGCCTTCTGGACTAGACCAGCAGCACCAGCGGTACCTCCTAGAGAGGAAGAACCTGTTGATACATATGAATTAGCCATTTGTCACCTCCAAGTGACTATGAGTATTATTGTTGTGAGCGAATAAGTGTAATTAACTCATCAGCAGATTGAGCATTGTCAATCTTAGAATTAAAGTCTTGTTCACGGTCTGGTGTAACTGCACCTTGAGTAACGATATCTTGCTGGCGTAATGCCGCAAGAGAAACGTTATCTACATTAGACTCAGCAGGAACATTGATTCCAAACAAATCTGCGTTATCATCGAGCCAGTGTGAAACTGTCTCCTCATTAACATCATCTAAGTCTTTTAGTACTAGTCTTGCTGCTTTAAGGTTTACACCCTTTTTTTCTAGGACTTCCTTGACGACTCTCTCACGCTGCACCTTGGTTAAACCCTCAAGTTGCTCAGTAAGTTCCTTGATACGCTTCTCATCTGCACGTTTGGCTTTTCTTAGTTTCTTAACTAAGTCATCACCTTGCAGAGGTGTATCGTTATCTTGGTCTTCGTCTTCGTCTTCCCAGTAATTGTTGCTCATAGCAACCACCCTTTCTATTCGTTGATTAGTTCGCAGACCACAGTTCAGTTCGGGGAAACTGGCTGGCTTCTACTCCCAGACTTATACACCTCACGGGGCTGGTAGGTCCGTGTAGGGAATCTATTTAGAAATAACCTGCTGAACTTGATTGACGCAGGTATGTAGTCTTTAATCCAGCAGGTGCTACACCTGATGAACCTTGGAAGGCTGCTTCTTCACGAGCCTTCAATTGTTCTTTCTTACGCTTAGCAGATGCTAGTCCTTTAAAGGTTGCTTGCTCTGCTTCTGCTTGATTATAGGTAATTCCTTCTTGCTTATAAATCTCACCTAACTTAGTAGCAGTAGGTAATTCTTCAGCAATGGTTGCATAACCAGCCTGTGCTTGTTGTCTACTAATACCGAATCTAGCCAAATCTTCAGCAGAGGTAGTAGTAGCAGGTAATCCTTGACCTATTGCAGCACCACCTATTTCAGCAGCAGTTGCTTTCTCTTTAAGGTTTACTAAAGCCTTCTTAGGGTCTAAGAAATACTGAACAAGGTCTGTTTCACCAATTCCGTAGAATTGTTGGAATGCACTTTTAGTAGCAGGGTCAGCCATCTTAACTCTATCTACAGCAGTAGATACTCTTTCAGTAAATTCAAGAGCAGATACATCAGCACCAATAACATCTGCTATGGCTGATTGTTTAGTAGTTTTATCTATACCAAAATAATTTTCAAGACCATATGATTTAAGAGTTGTTGTGTAATCATCTTCTAATGTTAGATATTCAGCCTCACTTAATACATTTAATCCAGCAGCACGTCTTAATTCATTTCCTTTAAATCTTGTAATATAAGCCTTGTTATATCTTGGGTCAGTCTTCAAAGCAAGAGTTGCCTCTTCTGCTTCATAACCTTCCTTCATTAAAGTCTCTATTGTACTGGCTAATTCACTTAAACCATACTGGGTAAATACATCTTTAAGGAGAGCAAAAGCATTTCGTCTTGCCTTCTCATCTTGCATCTTGGCATAGGCTAGAGCAGGGTCTTCTCCACCCTCATCTTTGCCACCCTCATCTTTGCCACCAGTATTTTCTCCGCCACCAAAAAGACCTTTATTATATTGGTCTAATAATTGTTGAAGTTCTTTCTTATCAGCCTTTATTTGTTTCATACCTGCAGCAAATTGCTTATCAAAAGATGAAGTGCCACCACCCTTTGTTGCAGGTTGAACTAATTTACTTCCAGTTGCTGCTTTACCGCCACCCTTAGGTAAAGCACCTGAAGATTTTTTAGCAGGTGCTTTGGCTACAGTAGGTGCACCTTTTGGATTACCAGCGCCGTAAGTAAAAGTTGAAGTAGGAGTAGATTTTTTAGTTGCCATTATGCTATCAATCCAAAGTTTCTAAGAATACTGTTGGCATATCCAGCAGCAGTTTCTAGAGCATTTGAAGTATTACCCCAACGTGGGTCTTTTTTAAGAGCACGTTCAAATTCAGTCAAGTTCATTGCTCCTTTGTTTCCATTGTTCTTAAGCGCCATTTGAATTGTTGGATTCATTGTGTCAATTTGTGATTCAGGTATTTCTAGAATCTGACGCATTGCATATTTATAATTAGCAGATAAGTCGTCAAGGTCAACATCTTCAGATAGAACATCTGCTAGGTTAGAATAGGTAGCCTTAGATACTGCAAGTATTTTTGCCTGAATTGTTTTAGTATCTTTCTCATTATTCTTTAATGAATTAGATACATATTTCAAAGCATCCTTATTGTTTAATGCTACTCCATACTTCTTAGCGTAGGCTAATGTATTATTAACTGCCTGAGCAGCACCTGCACCACCCTTAAGTATTGTATCAATATCAGAACCATTAAGTGCTTTTCCAGCAATCTTACGTTGCAGTTGTAATATATCTTCAGTATCTAATCGATACTCACCAGTAGTTACTGTTGAAGTACCACCAGAATCTGTTGGTTTGCTAGTAGTAATTTGAGCGTTTTTCTTTTCTAATGCTCTTAGTTCTTTATAGTATTTATTTAACTCTTCGTCTGTAGCACCTCTACCTAAATAGTCCATAAAAAATCTATTTAAGTCAGAATCCGCTTCATCTCTTTTTGTAACATATTCGTTATAGTCTACTTCTGGGTTATTAATGCCAGAATCTTTTAAGTCTTCTCGCAGATATTGAAAGAATGATTTTGGATTAGTATTTTTATTAATTTCTAAATCATTTACCATTGCCTTAGTATGCCTCTGCAAAGCAGAAGATAGGGCTTGGCCAAAACTAACACTAGTAGTATCTAGTTTATTGTAATCATTATTAGGTATTCTAAGACCAGCACCTCTTAGGTCATCAAATAAACCTTTAAGACCACGAGGAGAACTAATAGCCTCTTCTATAATTCTTTTTCTTATTGCATCAAAGTCTGAAGTAGATGGGGTATAAGGTTTAGATAGACTGCCACCTCTTCTTAACTTACCACCCACTATTTCGGTAGGTCTACTTTCTTCACTTATGTAAATATACTGTTGGACTTGACTATCACCCTCAGTACCAGTGACCCAACTATTACCATTATTAGGGTCAGTTGTTACTGACAGACCTTTAGCATTAACATCTCTTACAAAGTCATTATCTCCTTCATATTGCTCAGCACCAGTGGCAGTACCACCAGTTGCAGATAGTTTTTGTCTATCCTCTATGGTTTTTATTTGTGCTTCTAGCGCTGTTTGTTTAGTTGTATCTTTAGTATCTATAGCAAATTGTAATCGCTTGTTTAAATCAGCAATATCTTTAGTGTCTTTATCTGATTGTTTAGAAGTACTTATTTGATTTAACTGTTCTTCAATTGATTCAATTTCATCAATACGAGTTTGAATTTGTTTATCTAATTTATCTAATTTAGCCTTGGCTGCATTATATCTTTCAACGGCACTTGGTCTATCATCGTCTCTCCAGGTACGCATTGCTCGGCGCTGAAGGTCCATATCACTAGCATCACGGGAGTTTAATGCTTCAAGACCTCTACGTTTATCTCTTAATTCACGTTCTGTTAATTGAGCCATTAGTATCCTTTATATGCTTTAGCGGTATAAGTATCACGGGAATAGTAACCAAGAATTGATTTAAATATTGCTCTGCTTGCCTCTGTTAGGATAGCATCTCCAACACTTAAACTTGCAATCAAGTTCTCTACTTCATCTCTGAAATTTCTTTTAATATCAGCAAAGTTATCTGCTTGACGGATTGAAGCATCATTAGCCAAAGAAACAAACTGACGAATTCTTGATGTAACCATTGCTAGTCTTTGACGTGTTCCAACTGGCATCTTGATATTTGAGTCTTTAATCATCTCTTCAAGATTAGACAACATATTTAGTTCTGTTGCTACCTCATTACCACCAGCCACAAGGGCTGCCTCTAGTAATGGATTAGCAGTCTTAAGTAAAGAACGCCGTCTTGTTGCATCAGCAATCTTTGCTCTACGAGCACTGATGCTAGGTGTTGACTTTAAGAACTCTTTTTCTTCTTTAGCAATATCGTAGTAGGCTTGTTTATCTTTTGCTACTAATACATCTTGGTAGTATCTATCCAAAGATTTGTTTTCAAGCAGTCCTGCTGCCTCTAGATAGGCATAGGTAGGGGCATCAAACTCTCCTACATGTGGTGCAAATATCCAGGCTGCTTCACCATACTTCTTAACATTAGTTTCATTTTGTATAGCCCAAGACTTAACAGCCTTAGTCTTTTGAATAACTACATTAGTAGTCTTCTCGTTACGAGCAACTGTGTAGATTAACTTACCTGGATTCTTACCTACGAATGTAGCAACTGCTAACTCATATGGGTCTTGAACATCACCCTTATATTTCTGAGTTACTGCATTTACTAGGTCATAAAACTCTGGACGTAGTCCTGTTATGCCTACCTCTTTTAGGTAATCTGGAACGCTAATACTCTCTTGAATTGAAGGTGCAATTGGTGAGAATAAACCAATAATGTTACGCATTACAACTACGTTATGAGCAGATATTCTAATTTGCTTTAGGTAGTTATACTTATCCTCTGCTGATGCATTAGGGTCTAAGTACTTAGCCATCTGTTCATCAGTATTAAAGGCTTGATTGTAGGCAATAGCCTGCATTGCAGCAGTTGATTCTTGCCTATCCCTTTCATCCTTAGGTACTATTGAATATAGTTTTTGTAATGATGAAGGTACTAAAGCACGTATTACATTCATACCATCGCCTATATCACCCAAGGCGTAGTTATCTAATTCTTCTGATAACTCCTTTGTTGGAGGTACTTTGCCTAGTAAAGACTTCATAGTTAGCACGCTAAGTGCGCCAATAGGTCCAGATAGCGTAGGCATACCAGCATCAGGGCTGAATGAAGGGTTAGACAGGGTTAGTTTAAATGTAAACTCATTAAACTTTGGCTGTTTAAAACTCTGTTCACCTGGTCCTAAGGCACGAACTGTAGCATCTACAACGCCAAATATAACGTTGTCTGTTGGCATAATGATATATGGTTCGCCATTATTATCTTTATATACGCCACCAGCAGCATCTAAACCAAGATGCATTAACCGCATACGGTATACCACTCTAGGTGCTATATCCTTTAGGCGATAAATTCTGCGCCAGAAATCTTCAGTAGCACGGTAGTAGCGACCAGTATTACGCACTGATACAGCAAAGTTAGTTCTAACATTAGGGTTATCAACAAACTTTAATACAGAATCTGCTGCTTCTTGAACAGATATTTCTGTTACAAGTTTCTGAGCATGCTGGGCTGTATCTTCTAGGATGGCTGATTTAACCTTATCACCAATAACTTTACCCTCATCTTGATACTCTTTTAGTTTATTTAGATAGAGTTTTGTAGCCATTTGTTTCTCTAAAACATTATATTTTTTACGGATATCTAGATACTTAATCATTACCACTGGCTGACGTAGGATACCTGTTACTTGATTATCCATTAATTCCATCATGCCATTGCCTAGTTTTGCATAAGCAGTTTCCATATCGGAAATACCTGGGGCTTCAATAGTAGTAAACAATTTACCTTTAGGTTGATAGCCTTTAGTTAATTCTTCAAACTCTTCAAAGGTTATTTTTTGTGCTGCCTTTTGAGCCTTATTAGATATTGTGTTTCCAGTATCTAGTTCTTCTCTTACTAAATCATCATATCCAGATTTTAACCTATTGAATAATGCTTCGTTAAATCCTTGTGCACTACCATGGAAAGTCTGACGCATATCTAATAAAACACGGTCAATTAAGACTTCAGCAATTTCCATATCATCTAGTCCTTGCAAACGCAAAGCACTAGTATGGGCTGTCATATTTAAAAAGTCTTTTAATGCTTCTGGGTCTCTGACTGAGTGTGTAATTTTTACACCTAATGTAGGTATTACGTCCTCATCAAATCTACCTAGTAAGTCTGTATTCTTTCTTAGACCTACATTTTCTAATAGGTAAGTTTTAGCACCAGCAAAGTCACGTTCTGTTCTTAGACCTTTACTTAATACAAATGCAGCAACTGGATTAAATTTATAGTTTTCGCCAATACCTTTAATTTTTCTAGTATTGCCAGAAAAACGTTGGATAAAGTTTTCAAAGTGAACTAAGGAAACACCACGACCAGCAAGGGCTTGAAGTGAAGCCAACTTTTCTGTATCTACTCTTTGGCCCTTTTTGCCTTGGGCTATCTCTGGGAAAAGACCATAGGCTACATCGAGATTACTCATATCAACTAACTGTTCAGTTACTTCAGTTGACTGACGGCCAACAAGGCTTGCTCCTGCAGCAATAGACCTAGTACCTGCAGTTAGATATTGTGAGTTTAAAGTTAATGCTTGAATTAAAAACTGTGCTTCAGTCTCATCTAGTTTACCCAATAAACCTTTTTTATTCATTGCTTGAGTAATGTGCTCAGCCTGAGCAAACTTACGCTCAAAGGATGTTAAATCCTCTGGCTCTTTGCCAATTTTTTCAGCATAATCTCTGATTATTGCTAGCCTTGCATCTTTATCATACATATCAGCAGGGGTTTTTCTACCCAATGCTCTAGCAATCTTGACTCTTAACTGCTCACCACTCTTAGAACCAGAGTATGCGGCAGCAATTCTACCCATTCTATGACCTTTACGGTCTAAGTATTGGAATAAATCCTTAGCAGGTGCTGTCAGATAGTAAATAAAACCTTCATCAATACTGCTTCGTATACCTAAACGTGGGAAAAGTGTAAAGACAGACCAGAAATTAACAAGTGCAGTTGCTTGGGCGCTTTGAGTAGCGCCACCAAACATAGCAGAAACTATCTTTCCTCTATTTGCTTCGTAAGAAAGTTGTGCTAACTGTTGATAATCAAGAGTAGATATTGCACCACGCTCTTGGAATGGGTGAATAATACCTTGTGAATCAAATTCTAATACATCACCATTTTGTTTAATACCAGACTTAGATAAAACATTATCAAAACCTACAGGAACACCTAGTTTTTCAGTAACTGCTACACCAACTGAAGAACCATACTTCTCTTCAAGAGTTTTTCTTATATAATCTCTACCCTTTTCTATGCCTTCTATACCTAAACGTTGCATAATTGCAACATCAAGGCTACGAAGCATAGCAACTTGGTCATTTGCATCAGAGTTAATAAACTTAACAGTTAAAGCCTCTGATAAATCTTTAGGTAATACTTGACGTGCTGTATCTCTGAAGATATCTGCACTCTTGATAGATTGGTTTCTATCAGTAACATTAAGTTTAATCTCTTTATTTTGTGGAGTACGTGCTAAAAGAAGAGAAACTTTTTCTTTAAGGGTTTTGCGGGTAAATTTTGTAAAGTCTAATATTTCTGGACCTATTAATTCAGCCTCACGGGTTGAACCTGCCTTAACAAGTGCTTTTGATATTTCCTCAACTGATTTAGCAACCTCTTTAGTTGTACCAGATTTAGGATTTAAAAAGTTACTTAAGGCCTTTTGTGCACCATAAGTTAATCTACGCTGGTTTCTTGCAGTTGCTATACCATTACGGAAGAACTGAGTACCCTCAACTCTACCAGCCATAAACATAGATAGATTATCAACATTTGTAAAAACTGTCTGAGCACGGCTAGCGTTGACAACGTTGTTTCTTTCTAAGAAGTCAATAGCCTCATCATTGTTGTACCCAGGAAAACGTCTTTTAATATCATTACGTATTCCAATTTTAGCAATCTCATCTGTTTCATCATTAAGTTTTTTAATTGCAGGACCTAGTTGGTCGTCCCATAACTTAACTACATCTTTGTTATCACGGAATATATCTCTTACTCCAGCAACACCAAACTGTTCAATAGTCTTACGCATCTGAGTACCAGTTTGATTTTGTAAACCAAATACTCTGGCTTTAAGAGCAGCAGTGGCTCCGCCAGTAACCCAAGTTAATGGGTCAACTGCAATTTGATATATAAAATCTATAGGACCAGAAATACCTTTTATGCCAGTAGCACGGCTAATATCTCTACCTGGAGATACCTGTGCATTCTTAACGCCATCCATTACTTGTTGGAATGCTTCTGGATTATTGTAGGCTTCTTCTAGGGCTTCTAGTAGTTTTGGATTTATTGCACCACTAGCAGCAATAATTTCTCCTGGCTTTTTACCAGCAATTAAACCTTTTGCTATCTCTACTTTTTCAACACCAAAGTAATCCATAGCATTTGTTAATGCTCCTTGGTCATAAACTCTACGGCCATCCCAAGCATCACTAAATGACTCTTTAGTAAATAAACCTTCGCCTTGTGCAGCCTGACGGGCTAACAGGTATGGTGTATTAATTGCTCTATTAAAAACACCTGCTGCCTTAAACAATAAAACTAACGGACTCTTAAGAACTGTAAATCCAGTTTTTAATGCACCAGTAACATAGTTGCTAGCACCTGGCTCTGGTAACTGATAATCTGATTCTGGAAATAAAAACTTTAGTTTTTCTTGAGCACTAGGGTCTAAATCATTAAATTCTTTACGGGCAACATCAATAGGTAGTTGATTTAGTTTTTTGTTTTTATCAACAGTCCAACCAAATTGCTCTAGTTGGGTTCCTTGTTCCATAGGAATATTTGCGGCTTTAGCAGCAGCATAAAGGTTTGGACTAGCCTTGGCTACTATTGGGTTAAGACGATATGCCATTAGTACCCTTCGTCAAGTAAACTTCTATATATTAATTCAGCATCACCAGATGGGTCGTATGGGATTAAATTTCTAATTACATCTTGAATTGTGTATGAAGGATTAGGTAGTGCTGGCTTTACTTCTGAACCAGGTCCATCTCCTATATTAACTCCAGTAGTAATAGGTTCGTTAGGACGTGCAGTAGGCGCTATTAATGGTGTTGGCATTTTTATTTGTGGAATTGGATTGCCAGCCATAGGTGCTGCTACTTGATTGCTGTAGGTTTCTTGTCCTTGTCCGTATGGTAATCCTGGGATGTAAGTTGCAGGTTGTGTTGGTCCCCCATCAGTGCGTTGACTAAGAGAGCCAGGACCTGATATTGGGGCTGGGTTAGTCGGCTTTCTATATCCACCTTGTTGTGCCACACTTCCTCCTACTTAGTAAATTGTGTTTTAACATTTGCAGTACCACCGCACCACACATTGTATTGAATTGCTATATTGATTGCTTTCTTTGCTGCCCCTGATGCCTTAGCATGGGTCTTAGTTTCTAACTCCATTGCTGCTAATGCACCAAGCGCTAAGGTTCCACCAGAACCTATTGCGTATAAACCTTTGTCATCTCGCATATATCCATAGTCATCACTAACTTGATATATCCTTCCATTAAAACAAACTAATGCATCCCAACCAGAATCATCATCGTTCTTTGTTTTAGGTGTTGGGTCGTATCCACCATCTATTATGGTTTGCTTCATAGATGGTAATACTCTAATCATCATAAATCTATCTGGGTCTTGCGTTTTAATTACTTTAGGTGGTTGCCATAGGTTATTAAGAATATCTCCTACAATTGCATCACCTGCAACTGCAATTAGATACTCACCAATCTTAACTATCTTGTCGCATCCCTTGGCTACATATGGTCTATCTTGATATGAAGTTGTAGTATCTGCACCTAAAACAGCCCAGCCTTTACCTTGTATTCCAACTATTGCAGTCATTGTCCCCTTCTAACTTATCTTCTTACAACTGTCCTTGCACTTGCACTAGCCTGTCCACCAGAGGTTAAACTAGATAGAAGACTTTGTAGTCCTCCACCTTGCTCTGGTGATGAGATGCCTCCTACTGGAGCAACGGGAGCAGGGGACATTTGCTCAACCTGAGGAGCGCCAGCAGGAGGTAATTCTTCAGGCTTGAAGATTTCTTCAACTGCATCCTCAAGTGCTACTCCCTTTTGACGGGCTTTGATTACATCTGAAATTTTCATAATGATATCAGATGGGTCCATTCCCTGTGTAGCCATTTGAGGTATTGCTTGAGTATATGCCCCTAGCGCACCCAGTAATGAGTTACGCATTTCTTCAATCTCAATCTTCTCTTGCTCTTGAGTTACGTTAATACCAAATGGTAGTTCACGCATAACCATATCTTTAGAAATAATCTTAGCGCCTAATGCCTGTAGCATGAAGATAAGTCCCTGCGCTGGATTAAGACCAGCAAGCATACCATAGCGGACATCGGCTGAGTAATCTTTCTTAATATCCTTTGATGGTTTGTAATCAATGCTGTAAGGAGAACCAGCATCTACACCACGAACTGTCTTTTCAAAGTCAAAGAATACTTCATCTACTTCAAAGCAAATTGATATAACATCCTTAAGTACTGAGGCAAAGATAGCCTGAGCAGATTTAACTTGTGTATCAAATCCACCCATAAGGGCTTGAACGCCTTGACCAGTAATGATGCTTGCATCAAGATTACCAGTACGTGACTCTGGATAACGAGTTCCAGTTCTTAACTCTTGTTGTAGTAATGTTTGTTCAGTAAATGCACCACCAGGTATAGGTAGTTCTACACGGCGTACACCTGCTGGATTGGTAGTGCGAATAACAGCATCGCCACCAAATTCCATTTCTTGAACATCTTGCGGAACAACAATTGGTGATTGAACAGATTTCTCTGCTGCTTCCATCGCAAGTAATGCGAACCTATTACGAAGCAGTTGGATACCTAGGACATCATCAAATTGTCCACGCATTTCACCATCAACGCTTGGTCGTCTAGCAACAACAACCATCATCTTTCCAAGTGGATTAACCGCTTGTGAAAGGACTAGATTATTACGGTTAGGAACATAAATTAAAGATTGGTCTTTATCGTAATAACGAACAAAGTCAACTCTTGCATTTAAGTCTTGTCGATATCCTTCTCTACCCAGAAGTTCCATTTCGTACTCTGGGAATTGGGATACCAACTCAGCAATTGATAGTTCATATCTTTTAGCGAAGGCAATGCAGCGTCCGTAGCGGTCAAACTCTGGGTAAGCCCCTATTGGACTTTCTACTCTGATACGCGGCAGCCCTGCCTCTTCGTCTAATTCAATTATGAATGGGACGAAACCGAATGTGATGTAGTGGTCTGCACCTGTGTACATCTGTACTTGTAAATCTGAATTAGCAAAATAGTTAGAAGCAATACGAGTGCGCTTGTCAGCAAAAGAACGAGCACGGTCACTAACTTGATTAGCAGCAGAACAATTGACTGCAGGTAGTGGTGCCATAACCTCTGACAAGTCACGAGCAACAATGTCAATAAAGTTAGCAACTACGTTTGCGTCTACACCCTCTGGAAAAAACTCTGGATATACAGATGCAATTTTGCCTTTACGGACAGCAAGTACATCCTGTGCTCTAGAATCACGGTCAGCAGCACGGTGTTTAAGAGAATCAACTCTCGCTGAAATTTGCTCAATACTTAACAATTATCTACCTACCCTTATTCGTATAAATGAGGAAACGTTTGTCTTCTTAACTTAGCAATAAACTCAGGAGATGCTTTACCTCCACCGTCACCTGCCTCTAACTCTCTATCTCTTTTAGCGAGGGCACCACGAATTTTGTAAGTTTTTTGTTTAGGTGTTTCTTTTTTCTTTGCAGCCTTTTTAGCAGTCTTAATAACCTTAATTACTTTTTTAGGATTAGGCATTATCTACCTCTCCTATTTCTTTTTTCTACTCGTTTTACTTTTTTTTCTGCTACTTTAATTTCTCGCAAGGCTTTAATAACCCTACGGTCTGCTTCTTGTTGTTGCACTTTAAAAGCAAGTGGATTTACTCCACCTTTATTATAATCACGCTTACCTACTTCACGTAGAATATTAGTTTCTAACTTTGATAAAGGTTTTGGCCGTGGCTCACGTTCTTCAATTTTTGAAGTAAATTTTAAACCTGATGGACGATTCTGAGGAGTAGGTTTATTAATTGGTCCAGTATATTTTTTAGGTTTATTTGCAGGAACGCCAGTTCCTTCCCTAACCGCTTTTTTAATTCTTTCTTGATAAATACTACGCTTGCCAGGTGGTGGTGTAATTTTTTTAACAGTAAGGTCTTTAGGAACTTTAGTTGGTCTAGTTGGAATAGTTCCACCAGAACGTTTAAAAGCCGTTAAGGTATTTTCAACTTCAAAGCCTCCGCCAACACGGCGAGAACGATTTGTGCTACCAATAGGTCTACGTGCTTCACGAGCAACTTCTCTGGCTTCTTTAGCAGATACCTTTGCTATTTTTTTCTTAGCAATATCAGCGGCACGCTTCTTAGCAATGATACTAACAATTTTAGCAACGGCCATTATCTACCCATGTTTCTGTAAGTCTTACCTACAAACCTTGCACCCTTTTTAGCAATACCACCTACTGCACGAGCACCTAAACTAAATGCTTTTCCTCCTGCTGCTATCCATGCTAAATCTGATGCACTCTTAGGAATAAGAATATCTCCAGCCATTTTGGCTCCTGTTTTCATATAACTTAAATCTTCTTTTAAACCAGATTTAATATTGCGTTTTATAATTGGTGAAGTTTTCTTAGTAGGACCAAGATTCATTTTCTTAGACTTAGCCATTTATTTGCCCCGTCTTTTAGGTAATGCGCTATTAATTTTAATTACTGACTTTGCTTCTTTTTTAATTGCTGAATCTTTACGTAATGATTTTTTACCTTGACCACGAGTTGCTTGAGAAGTTACACCTTTAGGTCCTCTTAGACCAGTCATTCTAGTCATATATTCGCCTTCCCACCTTTTTTCTGCTTTATCAAAATAAAGTTCACTAGCACGTTCTGATTTTTGAGATTTAGTTAATTTAGCGCCACGATTTTCAAGACCAGTTTTAGGTGCAGTTTTGTTTGGAACAACTTTTACACTTGAATTAATATTTCTATACACAGGGTTTACTTGTTTAGCACCCTTACCAGTAATACCACCAACGGCACGGCCTATTGCCTTAACAACCTTGATTGGATTTGCCATAT